ACAGAATCAATGAGAGAAGAGGTCTTTTATGAAACAGAAACCCAATCAGTCCAAGCCTACTACAAAGCCTTCAAGTCAGCCCTCGAAGGAGCCATCGCCAGAAGCCGTGAAGATAGCGTCCAGGATACTGGCGAACCGAGCGATGCGGGAGCTGAACTCACGCTAACCCAACCTTCCGTTGAAGAGATTGTGGCCAAGCAAGATGCTGCGATCAAAGCGGAAAAGGACAGGAAAGCTGCCGAGCGCGCCGCGGAAGAGAAAGCTAAAGCTGACGAAGCTGCTGCTGACTTTACGCTGACAGGTAGCGACCGGGATGCTGATGTTGCTGCGGCCCAGGGTCAGGGAGATATTTTTGCCGAACCAGCAAAACCCAAGGCACCGCCCAAGTTAACCGCACCCCCAGAACTAAAGCTCAAGAAGGGCCGCAATGAGCAGGTGGTGCTGGCTGCCCGTGAGCTGGCTGCCGGAAGGATTACCAAAGAACAGTACGACGAGTACGTTGACTACTACACGCCTATTGGCCCTGTGTTGGGTAGCAACCTGGAAGCGCCAATTGACAGCGCCCTAATGGCCGACATCTTGACCACCAAGATCAAGCAAAAGAAAAAGCCTGAATTAATTAATGCACCTATTGCAGACGGCACCCGCGTCGGTTTGCGCATGGACATTCCCGCGTTGGAGTGGGGCCGTGCTAATGGCGTCAATGGCAGCGTGGTATCGGTCCATGAAGGCACCAGTCCTAACAATAAAACCACAGGTAATAACGTTGCGTATCGCAGCACTGGTCACATTAAAAACGTAGTGTTTGCGCCGCGCGATCCAGAGCGTTCGTTTACCGTTGCTCAGAACGTTGAAGGCCGCAAGAGCGAGAAGACGCCACAGCAAACCATTGAAGGCGACTGGGTAAATACGCCGCCTGATGTATTGTTTAGGCGTGTCAAAGCTTTGCTCAACGACCCGGCTTGGACGCAGGTTAGCTTGGACCCAACCCGTCATGCTTACTTTTATGACCGCACAACCCGCGAGCCCGTGGTATCTGCTGATGAGGTGTTGCAGGTAGGCCGCTTCGTGCTGGCCAAGAATGTCCAGTACGCTGACCGCGGTGAGTTCCTATACATGTTGCGTGATGCTACGCCAGAGCAGATGGAAGTAGTTGACCGGGGCGCCGACGGCGTGAATGGTCAGGTGGTTTGGCAGCGCGGTAAGCTGGCTTTGATTCGCGGCTGGAATTCTCGAACAGGTCTACCTGTTTACGTGGCAATCAAAGGTGAAGTGCGCAACAACTATGACATTGACACCAAGCAAGGTGAATACCTTTTGCTGTCTTCTGAAGTTAAAGAGCTGCGCCAAATCAAGGCGGATCTGGAAGCTGAAGACGCTAGAGCAGAAGCAGAAAACCCATTCATCAAGTTCAACAAAGATGGATTGGCGTTTTCCAAGAACTTGCCGCCAAAGATTGCTAGCGTTGCCAAGGGCTGGAAAGAGTTGCTTGGTTTGCCAAACAACATCTATATCACCACGACGCCCGACGCCCGCGTAGATGCGCACAACATGACGGGCCAGTGGCGCGCCGTTGGTTCTGCTGCGCTGGACTACCGCGAAGCCGGCTCTGTGCGTCAGATGCCTAACGGTGATTACTACATTGCTATGCAGCCATCAACCAGCGTTACCAAAATGCTGGAAGTACTAGCCCACGAGATGGGTCACATGCACATGTACGAGGTGTTCAATAAAGCATCGGCCGAAACCCAGGCATCTATTAAAGCGGAATACGACAAGTGGCTTGCATCTACCGCAGGCAAGACTGCTCGCGAATTAGTGGACGCTTTGCGCGCAAAGACAACTGCGCAGACCACCAAGGTTGAACAAGGCATGTCGGCTGCCAAAATGGATCCGTACTGGTCAAGCTTCAAGGAGTGGTACGCCGACCAAGTGTCCCGTTGGGCGGTGACGTCTGATAAACCCGTAGGTGTGGTGGAGCAGTTCTTTAAACGCCTGGCTGATACGCTCCGTGCGTTTTATGCCAAGGTTAAGAATTCCGGCTACCTGCCAAACGAAACGTTCAAGAAGTATCTGGATACAGCTGCCGAAGCGGCACAGAAATCCCAGGACATGATAGTTCCGCCCATCATCTCAGAAGATGCGCAGATGGAAATGTTCATGCTTAAAAGCGCTGGTCAAACAGCGGCCAAGGTAGCGTCCACCGTCAAGGCTGCAGCCCAGCAGAAGCTACAGAAGCGCGAGCCCATTAACCGCGAAGCCCTGTCCGACATGGATGCAGGTTACGTGGAAAAACTGGGCGCGGTATTTAACCCACAGACCAAGACCATCATTGACCGCATTGCAGGTTTAAGGGATGGCTTCTGGCGCCGTGCTGCCCAGGGTATTGCTGACCAGTACCGTACCATCAAAGACTATAGCGAAGAAGCCTACATGATGGCCCGTCTGTCCAAGACTGTGGACGGCGCGCTAGAAGGTCTGTTAATGCATGGCCATGTGTTCAACAACGGTGGCGCCCTGGATATCAAGGGCAAGACCAAAGGTTTGTTTGAAGCCATGAAGCCCGTCGGTGCTGAGACAGACCGCTACATGATGTGGATTGCCCTTGGTCGTGAGTCCCGCCTGCCTATTGACAAGCGCTCGCCCAACCTGGCCCCGCTGCTTGCTGACCGCGACCAGCTGGTGCAGGGCAGCATCAACGGCAGGCCCCGCCTAGAGGTGTATCAAGAAGTTCAACAAGACATGAACGCCCTAAACAAATCTGTGCTGGATGTTGCGTACAACGCCGGCCTGATGGACAAGGCAGCTTATGAGCGCTTCTCCCAGGATCTGTTCTACATTCCGTTCTATAAGCAGATGGAGAGTGGCGACCTGCAAGATGCGGCCACGGCTTCAGGTTTGACCAGCCAGAAGTTTAGTGCTGAGCTGAAGGGTCAGAGCGACAAACCATTTGGCGACCTGATGGAAAACACATTGCGCAACTGGAGTCATATTCTGTCTGCGTCGATGAAGAACCAGGCCTCTAACGCCACGCTCGATGCGGCTATGGAAGTGGGCGCTGCTATTCCAAACCTAAAGGTTGGCTTGGCCTGGGAAGACGGTCAGGTGGTATCCACTAAATCAGGCAAGCTGGTTGGCGATGGGTCATTGCGCCCAGAATATATGGAAGCCGGCAAAGGTACAGTCAAGACCATGATAAATGGTCAGCCCGCCTACTTTGAGGTGCTGGATCCGATGCTGCTGGATTCCATTACATCTATTGGTTACCTGGGCCCCAAGTCAAAGTTCCTGGACGTTGCTCGCGACTTCAAGAATTTATTGCAATACGGTGTGACCATTGCTCCCGCTTTCAAGGTAAACAACTTGGTTCGCGATTCAGTCCAGGCATTAGCTGTTAGCGACCTGAAGCGCAATCCATTTGCTAACGTGATTGAAGGTTGGGCTGCTACAGACAAAAACAATCCTGCACACATATCCGCTTTGGCCGGTGGTGCCATATTTAACTTTGGTTCCGCATACGAAGGCGACCAATCTAAGATGATCAAACGGCTGCTGGCGCAGGGTGTAAAAGGCGAGCATATCTTGGACACGGAAGAAAAGATTAAAGCTGGTTTGAAAGTAGCCTGGGAAAAGTATCAGGAATGGGGCAACAAATCTGAAGCCGCCAACCGCATGGCTTTGTATAACCAGATGCGCGAGCGTAAGCTAACCCATTTACAGGCGTCGTTTGCTGCCAGGGATTTGCTGGACTTCTCCATGCAGGGTTCGTGGCCAGCGTTCCGCTTGGTGACCCAGGTGGTGCCGTTTATGAATGCCCGCGTTCAGGGTTTGTACAAGCTGGGCCGTGATGGTGTAACGCCTACAGTTCGCGTTCTGTATAACACCGTGACCGGAAAACCAATTGAGCAGACGGATAAACAGAAAGCTGAAGCGTTTGGCTACACCACGCTGGCCGTAGCCGGTGCGTCCATGGCTTTGTACATGATCTTCAAAGACGACGAAGACTACAAGAAACGCGACGAGTGGGACCGCGATAACTTTTGGTGGTTCAAGCTGCCCGGTATGGACTTTGCCTTCCGCGTACCTAAGCCGTTTGAAATCGGCGCATTTGGAACAATGGCCGAGCGCGTCCTAGAGCAGATCATTGACGAAGACGCCGAGGGCAAACAGTTTGCAGACAGTATTAAGCGCATGCTGGGTGACACGTTTGCTTTGAATCCTGTGCCACAGATGTTCAAGCCAGTGCTGGACCTGTACGCCAATAAAGACAGCTTCACCGGCGCCCCAATTGAAAGCGCTGGCATGGAGCGTCTGTCTAAGCAGGAGCGCGCAGCTGACACTACTAGCCCTCTGGCCATAGCTTTGGGCGGCATGACTACTATTCTGGGTGAAAAGGGTGAGCTGTCGCCCGTCCAGGTGGACTACGCAATCAAGGCCTACTTTGGTTGGTTAGGTAGTACTGCTGCCGTGACCAGTCAGTATGCCGTTATGCCATTCCGTGATGGTGAATATCCTGATGCCAAGTGGTTGGACCGCGCCAGCTTGGGATTGATTAAGTCATTGCCATCTAACCAGTCGCGCTATGCCACAGCGTTCTATGAGAACAATCGTCAGATCAGCCAGGCCTTTGCCGACATGCGTCACTATGCTGAGTCCAATCAAACGGACAAGGTAATTGAAATCATGGAAGAGAAGGGCGACAAGATAGCCCTGGCTAAACTGTACGACCAGACGTCTAAGAAAATGGCTGCCGTGCGTAAACAGATTCGGGAAGTGAACGCCAACGAAGGGCTGTCAGGTTCTGATAAGCGGGAAGAAATTGACCGCCTGAAGGAACTGATTGGCATGTACGCTGAGCAAGCCGAATCAGTACGCAAATCTCTTAAGTGAGAACTAAAGTGTATCGAGAACCAAAACGTTTCGGTTCTTTTTACATTGTGTAGTACTAATCACCACAGAAACAGGATATTCCTTCTTCTGCTGGATCGAAGAAACTGCGCTGATCTGCTGAAAACTTCATCATGTCTGCGTAGCTTGGGCGGTCTTTTCTAAACCTGGCGCCATCGCCGGTGGTCATGCCGGATGATTGGCATTTACTTTCCATTTCCGCCCACCATATTGCGCGTGATGGCTTCTCTGAAATCAAACTTAAGATTTGTGACGTTGGCTTTAGGAAGCATAGGTCACAGTTGCCGTGCATGGTGACGCCGTTGTTGTTGGGCAGCTCCAGGTCAAAGCTCTGAGCCCGCCAAAAGTTACCAACCATTTCTTTGGTCACGCCAGCTGCAGCCAGGGGCATGCGGTCTTTGTCTGCAATCTTGGCTACGCGGCGCTGCTCGTCTGCGCGGATGCCAACCCAGCTCATGTTCTCGGCCGCCGTCTGTGTTGCCGCAAATCCAATTGAGCGCAGGTATTTCCCCACGGGGCGAATCTTCATTTCGATGGTGCAGAACCTGGTCACGGGGTTAGGTAGGTACCCGTTGGCCCGGATCTTAAAGATGACCGATTCAAATGGCTCACCGTTACGGCTGGCTGTTTCAAAGTTAACCACCTTAAAACGTTTACTGGTGTCTTCGTTATAGTCAAACTCCACCCAGGTGATGGGCACGTTCCACTCTGTGCTGCAGCGCTCGACGAATCGTAGCGTAGCTTCTTCTTCTTTCCCTGTATTTGCAAAACAGATGACCGCGTCTTCGGGTAGGCCGTTGTTGCTTTGCAGTACGCGCCAAAGCATGTACGCGGATGTGCGGCCGCCGGAGAAGCTGATGCAAGTCGGCTCAAGAATCTTAAAGGGATCGCTCATCAAGTAGTCTTTCTATTGTGATATTCAAAGCATCCAGCTCGTCCATCTTTTTGATTGCCCATATACGCTTCTGCCCGTGCCAGCCCATGACCGAGCCCTGGTGGCAGTCGGTGCATAGGGCGACAGCGGTGTACTGCTGGTGTTGCTTTACATGATGCGCAGCGCTGGGGCCTGGTGCATCACATACGCTACATGGTAAAGCTTTTACCAAAGCCAGGTGGCGCCTGTGTTTAGCAGTCAGCTTGTTATTCACAGACGTTTCTCCCGCTCGGCCAACAGCGCCTCTGCCATATCAAATATTTCCTGGGCAGATTGCTGGTGGTCTGGATGTGCAAACGTGCGCAGCGCCACAAACCCCGCATACCAGTCCAGCATGGTAATTTCCTGGACGGATGGGTTGTATGGCGGCGGCGCCAGGGCTGCTATGCCTTCAGGTTTTTTTCTTGTTGCCATTTTCGCCCCCAATCTTTTCCGCGATCTGGTCGGCCAGGACTTCGGACATAAGTTCGCCGTGAACCGACAAGCTCTTGGCCCAAACGTCATCGCGTACCACCTTCATGGCTTCGCGCAGACCTTTGTTAAACCCAGCGTTAAAGGCGTCGTCGCCCTCGATGATCATGGTGATGGCATCACGCACGATTCCGCTGGCTTTACGGCCCTTTGCAGCGTCTTTTAGCTGGTGGTAGATGTCCTCCCGCAGGTGGACCGAATAAGGGATTAGACGCTTTGTTTCCATGCTAGGTATTCCTGTTGCACAGCCATGTATTGTCTGGCCGCTTCTGGGTTATTTTTAAGTTCTGCGCGTGAGGCGATCTGGAATTCATCCAGCATCCATTGCCGGGCTTCTTCTTCGCTTTCGCTAAAGGTCTGGCCAGCTTGGCATAGAAACTTCTGAAAGAGTGGGTCACGGCACAGCATCCCGGCGCTGCGAACCAGGTCGCGCGAGTACTCATGCTCGCGGTTCATTGGTTCTTCTTGCGCGTTCAGCCGGACCATGACCACCTGGTACCGCGCCCCAACAAAGTCACGCAGAATATCTTCCGGTACTTCGTCGGGGTGGACGGACAAGGTCAACACGTAGCCGGTACGATTTTGCGTCATCGCAATCTTGACGGCTTCAAAGTTGTTGGTCTTCATGGTCAGAAGGGAATGTCTGAATCGTCGGCCAGGTCAATCTTTGGGGCTGCGCGTTGTGGTGCTTCGTCCCGTGGCTGCGGTTTGAAATCGTTGTACTTCAGGCTAATGAACTGGCCGCTGCGGCCTTCGCGGTTCCAGCCGCTGATCTTAAGCTTCACGCCGTCGCCGTCTGATTCTGCAATCAGCTGCTTCAGGAGAGAAACCTCCATTACGATATCGCCGCTGAAGTCGGGCGCCTTGGGGTGACGCTTGTCGCGGGCGGGGAAAAGGGCTCCACTGTTTGGGTATTCCATCATGCTGCTTTCTTAAATGTTGAACGTGCTGTTTTAAATTCCGCCATGAGTTCTTCGTAGCGGGTTGCGTCGGCTACTTTGAGGTGGTCAAAGATTGCGCGGTTGACTTTGAAAATAGACATTACATCTGCTTCGCTGCCGCACTGGGTCAGGCCCATGCGCGCCATGTCGATTACCAATGAACACCATTCTTGAACGTCGGTGCCTGGCTTGGCCGTTACCTTAAGCGACCAGGGTGCGTCGGCGCCTTGCATCAAGGTGGGCGCGTCTTTCTTTTCTTCTGCCTTGGGTAAAGCACGGACCACCGGTTTAGCTGGGGCGTCGCTGCCGGAGCTGGCGTCCAGGATGTCATGCTCGACTATCTCCATGGCCGTCATCCAAAGGTAACGGCGTTGGTAACTCAAAACGGCGCCCAGGTTTTGGATGGGGTGCGCGCCCTTCAGGTTAGCTTCGGCCATAGGAGAGGTCACAACGATCTGTGAGCCGTCTTCTGTGTCGGTGATACACAAGGTAGCATGTGTAGCATCAAACGACACCACGCCGCACAGCCCTACATTGTTAAAGATGTTCTGAATGTGAGGGATGAAATCACCCAACTCAAAATAACTGTAGCCCGCGAATTTATTCAGGCCAGACTTCTTCATCTCTGTGCCTTGAAGCTTTACCCTAGCTTGCATTAGTTTTTTATGTACGCTCATGTATATCCTTATGGGTTTACTTCGTTGACGATGCCGTGATTAGCCCGGCTCCACAACATTTCGTGTACGGACGCCGCGCCCGCAAGCACCAGCTCGGCTGCGGAGTAGGTGGTCCGGTTCAGTTTGGGATATCCAGGCCCTACATACAGGTGGCAGTTGCGGTAATGCGGGACGTAGGTCACATCCTTTAGCTTGTAGGCTACTTGTGCCACCACTGGGGCGGCTTCTCCGGTGTTGCGTTTCATTGTTTAATCCTTTGTGCTGCGTGGCTAGGGTGGGCTACCCATTTTTCCCCCATTGCTTCGATGGCCGCTTTGGCTCGGGCTTCGTTGCGTTGGCGAATGGCTTTAAGTTCATCTTCAATGGAAACAATATTGTCTTCACAAAAGAATTCTTTAATTTGGTCTTGTAGTTTTTGAAGCATCATCCAATCCTCATAACGTCCACCGCGTTGGTGGTTTTGTTTTGGAAGGTGGTGCAAGCATTCTTGCCATGAGTGCTGACAAACCAGGACGTCACAGAATTTTGAATGTTGTGTGCGCCGTATTTATCTGCGGGGATAGAGACTGTATCACCGATCTGCATGGTGCCGATGAAGGATTTCACATACGCTCGGGTGTCGCCGTATGGGAATTCGCGCTGCGGTTTAGCCACTGGGTCGGGCGTCTTGACGATGGTGTTGCTGTACTTCATCCCATCTTTAGTGGTGATGACGTATTGGCATTCCATCTTTTCTAACACGGCACTAACCAGGCCGTGGCGAACCCCGGCGGAATCGATAACAGAATAGGTAGAGCCAAGCTCATCCAAAACTGTCAGCGGGCTGCCGTGCAGTTCTTTGTCAGCGTCTACGATTGCAAAAGTGCAGCCTAGTGCGCTGAGTGTTTTGAGTGACCGGTCCAGTGCGGCCTTTTGAACGTCGTTCATTCTTTCTCCTTGAGGTAGGTTTGATATTGATCACAGTATTGGGCGATTTGACAGAATCCAGAGCATCTGGTGCGGTCGCCTTCACGCACCTCGATGCCATAACCTTTGGTCTTTGCGACTTCTAGGGCTGCCTCCGCTTCCGCAAGCGTCTTGTGAACGCTCTTGGCACGGGCGGCGCCGTCTTTTTTGACGGCATACATAGTGGGTTTTTCCCACATCTCTTCGGGGGTGCATTCGGAAATGCTCCCGCCTGTTTCTGCATCAAAGAAAGCTGCTTCATGCAAAGCGACGCGCGCTTTTACGTACGCTTCTCTTTCTTCAAATGACCATAACGGAATGTCTATTACCACAATTGGCGCTTGCGGGTAACCTTCGCGGGTCTTGGCGTCGCGACGTGACCAGTCCCGGACGATAGCGACGATCTGCGCTTTGCAAACTGGTTTCTTCTTGACGCTCTCAACCAGGTAGGCATACAGGTTTAACTGGGAATGCCAATCTTGTTTCTCATTCATCACGGCCCAGGCGCTGGTGACTTTGTAGTCAGACAGAATGGTGCCGGCATCGGTCAACTCTTGCAGGTCGATGGCTCCGGATATCTTCCATCCATCTACCTCTGCATGGATGCGTTCTTCTACGATATGGTGGTCGTCTTTACCATGCTCCAGGACACCGTGAACAGCGGTACCAAACAGGGACCAAACCATGTCGGCTGCGTCTTCTTCTATGTCGTCCCAATGTTTACGCTTGAGCTGCACAACGCGGGGGCTATTGAGTAGTTCGGTGGCCGATATGTTTGCCTTGCCTTTGCTGTATGTGGGGCGCTTTAGGACATTGACAATTGTCTCGGGTAGGTTGTAGTTGTTAGTGAGTTTCACGGGAACCTCCTATCAAGGCTTCCAGGCGAGCTGCGCGCTCGTATACACCGCGCACCAGGTCAATTGCTTTTTGTTCATCGATACGGTTTGCACTCATCAATGATGCGTATGCCATACCCAGGGCCAGGGATGCCAGCATGCCGTTGTTTTCTGTTTTGTCCATTGCGTGATCTACGAAATAGGATGCAAGCTCATAACCTGAATCCATTAACTTTTTTGATTCTTCTTCCATTGCTTTCTCCTGACTGGTTGTTCTGTGTGTGAATGTAACAGGTAGGTTCATGTACGTCAACAGTTTTTTTATATCTGGTATAAACGCCAATCAACATGAGGACTTTTGTATGCGACGAGCTGCCAGGCGCGACGACAATGAAAACGAAATAGTTCTATTCCTGCGGGAATGTGGGGCGTATGTTCGTGCGATTAATCACGCCGGCTTGTTTGATTTGTTGGTGTTCTACAACGGCCATACGCTTTTATTTGAAATAAAAGATGGAAGCAAAGCTGCGTCGGCGCGCGATCTGACGGCGGCGGAACAGAAGTTCCATGATGAATGGCCAGGTAATAATTTATTTATTGTTAATTCTGTAGAAGATGCGGTTGAAGTTTTAAAAAAATGTGTGTAATATGGAATCATTCCAGAGGGCTGGTTGGTTTGTACGTTGACATTTGTTTCTCCTTTGATTGCTTTGCGGCTCCGTAACTGGGGCCGCTTTTTTTGGAGCTGTTATGAAGATTATTGTTTACTCTAAATCCGCCTGCCCACAGTGTGATGCGGCTAAGAAACTGCTCACTATCAAGGGCATGGCATACGAAGAAGTCATGCTCGATGACGAAGCCGGCCGCATAGCTTTCTATGAGAAGTGCGGGCCCGCGGTTCGTCAGATGCCGCAGATCTTTATCGACGACCAGCGTGTGGGTGGATTGGCTGGACTGCACCAAGCGCTTTGCCAGATCACCCAAAATTCTGCAGGGGTATTGACAGGTCCTGATATTGTTTGATATAAACGCGGTGTTACTGTTGCGAGTGACAACGTGAGGCCATTTATGGCTATATTCCGCTTTACCTAATGCTTTCGGTCGGAGAGATATTAGGCAAGGTCGCAACCGGAATGTAGCCTTAAGTGGCCTTTTTGTTTTGAGACTGGGATTGCGTTGCGGGTTAGCGCCGCAAGCTCCTAAAGTGGACGAAAAGTTTTGAAAAAACACTGCTACATGTGAGCAGTCCCAGTCTCTCCTCTTGCAACGCAGCCGTCAGAGCGCGTTAGCTAATAGGCCAATGTCGGGGCCGTACTCAAGAAACCGATGGCGCTTTAATAGACCCCCGGCGCCGCAGCGTTTCGTAGCGACTGCATAAAACGACCAAGCAAACCGACAATCAGCGTCTGGCCCACGACACGGGCGGTCGATAGTTGAATACGACGTTCCGCGAGCAGCAGGTTTCGACTGGCTGGTGACTTCCACATATCTGTCCACAAGGGTACAGGTCGGGAGTCTCGGGGGTCTGCTATTGCTATACGTACTGCCTGTTATAAATAAACAGGAACAACCTGTTGCAAACTATCTTGAATACGTGTATAGTCGATTTCAAGTTTAAAGGAGAAGCTTATGACAAAACACGGCGGAGCTAGGATTGGCGCGGGCCGGCCGGCAACACCAGTAGATGTAAGACGAGCGATTGTGCTGCGTAAACAGGGGCTTTCGTACCGACAAATTGCAGAAAGATTTGGGGTAACAGAAACAATTGTCAGGCGGGCAATCAGAAACGAAACCAAAAAGGAATCAATATGAGAGAGAAAACAGGCGGAGCAGCATTCCCTACACCCAGGTTCATGGTCGACGATGAGTCGCGGATCTTGGGCTTTTCAATTAACACCGACGGCATGTCGCTGCGGGACTACTTTGCGAACACGGCGATGCAAGCGTTGTTAGCTGGCGGTGCGCACCCCAATGTGTACCAGCTGGCAGCAGATGCATACAAAGCAGCCGACGCCATGCTAGAGGAGCGTGACAAATGAAACCAGCTAAAGAAGTATGTTTACGCATGGCGCTATACCAGTACACCGCTCGCAATGAGCAGCTCATGTGGCGCTGGTTGTTTACCTGGGCGGCATGGAAAGATGAGCCTGAATTCTTTACCGACCCGCGCATGCCTGTGTTCAAGCCGCGCAAAGCAAAGAAGCGCTGGAAGAACCTGACCAATGCCGACACCCATGCAATCATTAAGCAGATCCCGAACTGGACGACGGACCACCTGAACACATTCATTTTCAAGGTGCTTGTTGAAGAGAAGTTCAAGGAGAAAAACACATGAAGCCCTTGAGTGAAACAACTGCACGCACAACCATCGGCATGATGCGTTCAATCGCAAGCCACAAGCCAATCAGTCCGTTTCACCTGATGGCGGCTGATGAGATGGAACGTTTACTCAACGAAGTAATGGAATACAGAAAGGCACACAATGAGCGAACAAAGTTTAAACATATGGGAAAAGGCGCTGGGGTGGCGCAAGCGGCAGATGATCATCAAACAACTTGATCCGGTAACCAATCAGATCAGGAACAACACCTTGGAAGAGGTGGCCAAAGAGGTGGACAACTTCAAGGCGTTTGAGAAGGACACTATGGGCAGCTTTGCTGCTTACGTGCGGAGCTTAAAGCGATGATTAAATATATAGGAGCAAGAAAATGATTGAGAAGGCATCAGCCGATGAGCATCAGGTGGGTGGCGACCACTATCACAAGATCGGCATCCAGCCCTGGGCCGTCATGGAATCTGTGCTTAACCGCCAGGAATTCATTGGCTACCTGAAGGGCAACATCATCAAATACAGCATGAGAGCCGGCCGCAAAGAGGGCACGGATGACGCTGCAAAAGCATTGCATTACAAGCAAAAGCTCAGAGAATTTATAGGTTTTGACGCACCATTTTAAGGGAACAACATGTTAGATAGAAAAGAACTAGAACTGAAACTAATCAGGCTGGACGGCGGCACTCAGGTGCGCGCAGCAATCAAAGAAGAGGCGGTCATCCGCTACGCAACAGACCTGGAAGGCGGGTCGGTCTTTCCTCCGATGCGGGTGTTTTTTGACGGCACAGACTATTGGATGTCAGATGGATTCCACCGGTATCACGCGGCCCTGCGGATTGGGATGGCTACATTCCCATGCGAGATAGAAACCGGCACGCCCAGGGATGCCCTGTTCTTTGGTAGCAGTGCAAACAACTTGCACGGCCAGCCGATGGACAACGCCGACAAGCGCAAGGTCACTATGATTTTCGTAGAAGACTTTGAATGGGGTGAGTGGAGCAATGCAGAAATTGCCAGGAAGGTTGGCGTGTCTGCGCCGTTTGTTGCCAAGATGCGTGGGGAAAGCGCGCCAGCTGTCCGGAAATACATTACACCCAAGGGTAACGTTGCGGAGAAGCGAAAGCCCGAAAAGAAAGACAAGCCAGCCAAGCCAGCAAAAGAAGCGCCGCTGATTGAGGCGCCTAAACCCGCGGATCCGCCCGCCGTAGACCACCGCCAGGAAATGGTAGACGAGCTGATTGCTCAGAACGAAACGCTCAATGACCGCTTAGCTTTGAAAGCGATGGACGCTACGGCTGACGAGAAGAAGGCAGCGGAAGATCTGATCAAACAACTGCGCGAAGAGATTCGTATTCTGAAGCTAGAGATGAACGCGGTTAAATCCAGCCGGGATAAATTCCAGTTGGAAAACGCGCAGCTCAAGCGTCAGATTTCCATGCAACAAAGACAACTTAAAGCCTACGAATAAACAAGGCCCAAGCCGGCGGGCATAGTGTGCCGGCAGCGGAGAATCAAATGAGTTTACAACTAAGGGATTATCAAGACGCTACCCTGGCAGCGCTACGCCAGGGGTTTGCAGAGGGAAAGCGCGCGCAGATACTTTATGCACCGACCGGAGCGGGCAAGACAGAAATGGCCATTGCTTTGCTCAATGCAACCAGAGGCAAAGGTAACAAGGCAGCCATGCTGCTGGACCGAATCATTCTGTGCGACCAGACCAGCGAGCGCCTGGAAAAGTATCACATTCCCCACGGGGTTCTACAGGCTGGGCATTGGAGGTATCGGCCCTACGAAAACATCCAGGTATGCTCGGCGCAGACGCTGGAAAAGCGGGGCTCATTCCCTGGGCTGAATCTTTTAATCGTCGATGAGTGCCATACCACCCGGCAGCAGACAGTTGATTTCATCAAGAACAATCCTGATGTGCGGGTCATCGGGCTGACGGCTACGCCTTTTACCAAGGGTCTGGCCCATATCTATGACAACATCGTCAACACAGTCACGACCAGGGAGTTGGTAGAGCAGAAGGTATTGATGCCGCTGCGTGTCTTCATTGCCAAAGAAATTGACATGACCGGCGCCAAGAAGGTAGCGGGTGAGTGGTCCCAGGCCGAGGCATCCAAGCGGGGCATGCAGATTACCGGGAACATTGTTGAGGAGTGGATCCGAAAGACCAATGAAATCTTTGGCGGCCCGCGCAAAACGATTGTGTTCTGTTCGGGCGTCGAGCATGGCGCCGACCTGGCCGCACAGTTTGCAGCCGAGGGTTATAACTTTGTATCGGTCAGCTACCGGGATGATGACCAGTTCAAGC